CTCATCAACAAACAGTTCCCCAGTCCGGTATTCATATCACCGGAGAACCGCCTGCCCCTCACTCGGTACTTGAGCTTACCATCTTTACAATATCCAGCTCCACGATTATCCATCTGCCATCTCAACAACTTGGCCAGAAACGGGTCGTGGTGGAAAAGATCGAGGTACACTCCATGCTCCCAAGCTAGGGCCTCCTCTGACACGTGCATGTCAAACTTCTTGGCGTCAAGGCCAATTGCCACGGGTTTTCGAAACGTTCGCCACTTGCCTCGCGCTATTCTTCCGATGTCGGTCACGTTGAAACCTTTCATGACGGTCGGGCCGTCTCCAAAAGTCTCTTGGATCCCTCGGTAGATATCATGCTCGACCGACTTAATGTATCGGCCCAGACACAAATTGTACACCGGGGACCTTGGCTGAATGCAACGAGGTGCCTTTGCAGGATCAACCAACTCCATCTTCACGAACGCTATGCTGTGGGCGTCACGTCTCGACAACCCTATCTGGACTAACTTGTTCAAGGCATTCCTGTAAATAGTCTTTCGCCGACCGGAGTACGTTGCGATCACCTCTTCACACGACATCACGGTGGGCTCCTTGACCTTAGATAACAGGACCTTCTTAAAGCTAGCTAGCCTCTCTGCGAACCGACCCGGGCTCACAGGTGGTGGAGCTGCGAAGCTTCCGTTTACTTCGCAGTAGTACATACGCTCCAAGAGAGCGCACTCCAATGTGTCTATATCCGCGTTGTTTACCCCCAGGTCGCGGTTTGCGGATAGCTCCTTTATGCTATATAACCGACGGGGGCGAGGTTCGGCCCGAGCGTGTCTGTCCACGGAGATCCTCACATCTCGAAGTGCAGTTCTATGACTAACACCGTGGACCACGCTTAGGCCTCCCTAGGGGCTGCCAGGGTCCTCAAGGAACCCCGGCAGCGCACCGTCCGGCCAGACAACATCTCTGACCCGTGCCCACATCCTCTGGTACACGGTGGACGGTCCCGCGTTTGCTAACTCTCTTCGCAAAGCACGGGCCTGGTTGCTTGCCAGTACATTGGCAGCACGAATCTCTTTCTGGTCTGGTACGAACACGCCTGCCACCACTAGGTCTATCACATCACCTACGTGGCTTGGACGCACTCCGTGCCTTTCC